GGTTGGCCTTATTTTATCGCTCTTTTCGATTTTGATTTTGTTTGATTTGCATATAAAATTTTGACCGGCCGTCAGCAGCCAGAACATCGGCTAATCGATTCCCGATAGATAACGGTTGATAGTTATTTTGGTGCGCTTTCACTTTTTCAGGAAGAATCCCGCGCCGTCTAATTTGATACGCATAGAATAAACAATGTTTATGATTTATATATTGCTCACGGCTGCGCGGTTTATCCTTAATTTCGTTTTTTATGTATGATATTGCCGTTTGGCTATCTGTAAAAAATCTGCCTTTTCTCTCGGCTAAAATGCTGCCGATATGAATCGCGCAAAGTTCAGCCTCGTTAATTGTTCTGCATTTTACCCATAACGATTTTGTATGCCATTTCATACCGTCATAAATTGCTATGCCGATACCTGCAATTTTATTTTTATCATCGAATGACGCGTCTGTAAAAGTTAACATTTTGACCCCTAAAAAAGGCGGGTTAATCCCCCGCCGTATTTCGTAAACTATTATATTTTAGATCATATTCCGATAAACAAGCCGCCATATCAGCCGGTGTTTTAATATGCCGTATGCAATTGATCGGCTCCGGCTCAATAGGCGCATGACAAACACGAGTTGCGCAACCGCACAATAACAGCATTGCCGTAAATATCATAATTCCAATTAAAGCCGCTTGTATCTGTTTTAACCGCTGCTTGCAATTCCGCGGCTCTCTGTTCCAGTTTTTTAACATTTTCGTTTCTCCGGTTTAGTTCAAGTGATAAAGATTCGCCCTCTTGGCGCAGTCTTGCATTTTCCGTTTTAAGCGTGTTTTTTTCGTTTTCTAATGCGTATATTTTATTTTGTGCTAAATTATACCTTATATAATAAAACACTAACGCAGACAAAAGAAAAGCGCCTATAATTTTAATAATATTATTCAATTTAAGCCTCCGAGAGCATAACACGAGGCATAAACAACGCCGCCATAAATAATTTCGGCCCATTTTGTCGGCGAATTAGCCCAAGACGGCAATTTTTCAGGCCATAGGTTAGAATTGTATAAATCCCAGCAAAAAAGGTAAATCGGCGCGGCTGCATTGCCTACGAGAAAATAACGCCAATCAAGAAACATCAACGGAATCATCGGGCAAGTATAGCGCAAAGTCATATACATAAAGTCGTAGCGGGTTGAATAATAGCCGAAGAAACGTTTTTTTGCCAGCCAGTCGCAAGGCTTATGATACCAGCGTTGTTCGTAACGCGCTATTGTGGCCTCGTCAGGCTTTCCCCCGTTTCCTAAATCAAAACAACAACCGTGTCCCCGGCTCCAAAATTCAAATTGCAGCCATAAGGATATTACAAGAGGCCAAAACCAATTATGCCAATCTGCAACATAAATGTTCAAAAATAAACCTATCATAAATCCGGTTTGTAAAGCCCTATTGTTTAAAACCGGTATTTTTTCAAGCGCGCCGCCATACCACCGGCGGGAAAACGCTCCTATAAGAAAATAATATAAAATCATATCTACCCCTGTTTAATTGTTATGCAGAATAAAAAAAACGTCAAGATGAAAAAAGCCCCCCGATAAAAGGGGGGCAGTAGGTCAGATGAAAAAATATTTGTGAGATTATGCTATTAACTTTTATTTTGTTGTCAAGCTTTTTATGTCTTTAACCCATACGCCGGTTTTTATTAAATGTGAAATGCGGCGCGCACGTGTAGGAACTTGCTCCGCGTATTTAGAGTGCAGGCACTCGAACGCTGCACTTTCAAATTTTTTCATCTCTAAAAAAGATAACATTTTTTTGAAAGTAGTGAGTTTTTTAAATCCCAGCTGGTAACACATATCAATTAGCGCATATTTTCTTTCGTTATCCAAATCGTGAAACCAATTCCAGCTGTTTAATTTTTCAAGAACAGAGTTAATATCATTTCGCAAGAGCATTAACGCTTGATTGCGGGTTATTCCGTGTTTCCAATCTCCGATTGCTCGTAATTCCTCTTGCGTAAACGGGTTTGTATCAATACACCGGCCGATACCGATAGTTAATTTGCCTAAATGGTCATAATACGGCAAAAGGCGGCAGCCCTCGTGAAACTCCAGCCTTTCAATTATCGTTTCCATTTTTATCATCTTTTCCCCCCAGCTTTTTCGCAAAAATCTCTGGAATAACGCTAAGGCAACGGGACAAAACATCATAAACCTTTGTAGATAATACCCCGCATAAATAACCACAGCAGGTTGACACTTCCGGATCATAGCCGTAGTGTTTCATCAAAATTGCGGGGACGTAGCAAAATGTTACTCCGAGAATAAACAAGCATAAACTTCTTTGAATACTTATATAAACCTCGTTTAACATATTCCACACCCCCGCAACGATACTAGCCACCCACAAAGTAAAATCTTCCATATCGTAAAGCTCCCAGCGTCTAACAAAGCATAGGCGCAAACAAAAGCCTTTGTCAATAGTGTTTTGCAATATAGGTTTTTTTCGTCGCGTTTTTAGGCGCGTCTACATCGGTCAGAATATCGCAGGCAAGTTTAACGTATGTATCAACCGGGAAATCCTGTGAATAATGATCAGAATAAACCATATTCAAAACATAAAACCACTCGGCAGGATTAAAGTCATATCCTTTTTTAGACATTACGTCGCTTGTCTGTGCATAGCTCCAGTGTTCCCCGGTCGTCCCGTCTTTATTCCGCATATTTTTTACGGCATATTCGGCTTGTTCCTTGTCCCACGGAATACATTTATTTGATAGCTTGACTTCTGTAATAAACTTTTTTTCAAGCTCCGGCGCAACTTCTTTGACTTTATGGGTGAACTTATCAATAACATCTGTTAACCGCTCCATATCGTCAATATCGCTTTTTCTGCCGTATTCGTCCATAAGTTCTTTAAATTCACTCATCACGCGCCCCCGTTTCTGATTCCGGCTTATATGCGCCTAGAATATTTTTAACGTCGCAGTCTCCGCTTTTTCGGTCAGAAACTTCCGCTTTTTTAGGCGGCAGCATTTTAGCTAATTCCTGATCGACAATGACGGAGGCTTTTTTTAAATTTTCAAAACTTCGCAAGTCATATTCTCTTGTCCTTTCACCAATCAATTAAGCCAAAACGTTTCCGCTGCAGCCGCAACCGCAACCATTCAGGCCGGTAATGCCTAAACCGTTAATAATTGCAGCGTTCGGGTAAACAGCCCCTACACCGGTAACGTCAGGACGTTTCAACATCTGGCAGGAAATAGCAGCCAGCTGTTTATCAACTTCACCAAACTTGCGGTCATTATACAGCTGATTTTCCAAAACCAGATTTTTACGCTGTGCCTCGGCCAGCTGATCGCGCAAGCCCTGATATGCGTAGAAATCAATTTTTTCCGCAATCATACGAGAGTTTGCCGTATCATTTGCGCGGGTGAGGTTTGCCTGTTCTTCAACAAGATACTGCGTGCGCGCCGAGTTTATAATTTCTTGTTTTTCTGAATTACAAATTGCTTTGTAATCTTCGAACCCAAGTCCATAGCCCGGTACGCCTACGCCGGTGGCGAAACCGCTGGCCCAGTTCCCGCCGCAATTACCGCAGCCGTTACCAAACCAACCATTGCCGCAGCCGTTACGATTAAACAGAAACGCTACAACAATAAGGAAGAACAAGGCCAAAAAGCCAATGCCGCCCCAACTATAAGATTCTTTATCCATAATCTTATCCTTTATTAAAGCCCGATATTATTTGATCCGTTTCAGATTTTCCCTCAACCGATCCAACTCGCTGGCAGGGGCTTGTTCTGCCTGCGGGTTAAACTCTTTTGTATCATAAACACTTTCGGCCGTGTTTATGCCTTTCAACAAATCATCTTTATTGCAGCCAAGTTTTTGGATTGCCCAACCCGCCAAAGGGTGATTTAATAACGATTTGGCTTTTTCAAAACTGGCTCGGTCAATACCTGCTTTTTGAAAAACCTCTTGCGGATTATTTGAACCCTGCAAAATGTTCGTCGCAACATCATACGCCCGGCTTAACATCTGGGCTTTTTCGGGTTTTAAAAAGCGGCTCGCTACGTTCAGTATTAGCTGTTTGTTTAGCATTGCTTTCTTTTTCCTCCAATTTTACGACTTTATCATTTAAGGCAGCCAAAGCGTTTGACATCTCCAACATCATCGCTTGGGTGTCTTTTAAAACTTTTTGCGTTTCTTTGCTCATTTCTTCCGGCGTTTTAGGCTTTTCCAAAATGCCCTTATCATAAAGGATTTGCTCGTAATCCTTAGCCGTGTCTATGGCTTTTTTGTATTCTTCATTCGTAACGCCGATTTGCTGATTAAAAGAATTATAAATTTTTCCGTTGCTCACAAAGCCGATAAAATTACTTTGTGTTGCGTTAATTTCCCGGTAATTGAAATTATTAAAATCTGTCATCGCTTGCCGTCCCTTTTTCAACAATATATTGCAAGAGGGCAAGCTGTAGTGTAGTAAAATAAAACATCGCAATCCCTCGCTTGGATTACGATGTTAGCAGATGTAAAACATTAGATACGCAAAAGTTGCGCGAAAATTAGGCAATTAATCAGGTATGCTTTTAATGCTTTCCTCAATCAAGCCGACAGCAATCGCGTTAATTTTTTCAGAATTAGAATCAATTCGGCCGTCTAAAATCAGAAAGCCCGCGCACGCCAAAAACAGAACCGTCAAAAACGAAATAAGCCAGGTATACACCAAAACCTTAGCGTCCATGTGGACAATATTGACGTTTCGCGAATTTTTGATTTGCGCATTGCCGCAACTACTGTTTGTGTCCTTGCTGTAATGCTACTCGTCGACGAGTTGCCGGAATTAAACCGATTCCCCGTCAAATTACTGTTCTCGTTTTTCATTTTTAAAATCCCTAATCTTGTTTAAGACGTTCATAAAAATAGTGGTAACACTGCGCGGGCATTTTCCCACCTTTTCACTCACGCCGTCGTTGTAATAATTCAGGCACAAAAGAAATATGTTCAGCTCTTCATCGGTTAAATCAATGTCTGGAGATTTAAGAAGTTCAATAATTTTGCACTTGCGCATTTTTTTGAACTCGTTTGTTATATCCGATGTTTTACTACGTGGCATATTTTTTACCTTAAATTATATGACAAATGAATTTTAAAACCTTTATTTGCTAAAAGTCAATCTATAAAAAAATAACAGCCGCATAACGTCTATTATGGGGACGGTTTATCCGGTTGGCAGCCTCTATTTTGGAACGCAAAGCACTTGCCCCCTTGCTGCTATTATTGACGGCTCTACGTGGGAAAAAGTAGGCTCGTCGCTGATTACTTCCGTTAACACAAGTGTCCCAGTCATAGGAAATGGTAAAGCAATCGGATTAACCGACGGATTAAATGGCTACGGCTTACAAGGCGGCTCCGGCGGAGGAGAATTCCTAAGCGCAGCAAATGGAAACTACGGAAAGGATATAAACACACCAAACGTAACACCTAGATATATAGGAAATAAAACACTTGGCTTAACAACTGATTCAGCCGCTTCCGGTATTGTCGGCACTGTTACAAGGACGGCTTTAACAGTTAATATTTGGAAACGTACGGCATAAATCCTAGCGTCTGATAACGTCTATTATGAATAGTTTTAAGCTTGATGTGGCTAAAAAACAGACAATAGAAAATTCTTTTACGGCTCCCTCTGCCGGTATATTATCTGTTATAAATACCGGCAAAGGGACTTATACTGTAACTATTGACGGGGTAGAAGTTGCAAGAAGTTTTTTCTACGATTCGCAAGATAAAACTTCAATAATTGTTCCTATCGGAGCCGGTCAAAAAGCAGAAATAACTTTTGGCGAAAAATATTTTATCCCTTATTCGTTTTAAACTCTTCAAAAGTTTTAATCTGAATATCCGGGAAAGCAGGATCTTTTGTAATATCCCGCAAATACTGTTTATATTGCAAAAGGTCAATAAAATCCTGCTCCGAATCGGTCGTTTCAACGCCGAGTGTTTTTTGTTCCCGGTAACGGTCAAAACGCCAGTCAAGGCTTGACAACATAAAATCTCTTGTTTCGCGTAAATCTGCTGCCTTTTCTTCTGCCGGCATTTTGCCCTTTAAATACCACCGGCCCGAAGTCCTGCACTGTTCCACATCGCCGGGAATAAATCCGTTTTCAGCTGCAAAATCTTCGCGGCCGCCAAAATATACTTGAACTTCGTTCTTTTCTTTATCCGTGATTTTATAAAATAACTGCATATTTTAAACTCCTTTACATTGAAATGTTATTGCGTTTCCATAATCTGCGTGCGCTAAATTAAACGTTACATTTTTAGCTTGATAGCCCATAAAACTACCGTGTGAACTATCACGATTAACCTGCAATGAAGACGCGTATAAATATAAATCGCCATATTTAACGTGACTTGCACGATTTTTATTTAACCAACGGTCATTTGCCGTATCTACAGTATCGCCGTTTCCCTGGCTAACTCCTGTAAAATAATCAGGCTTTAAACAATAATTATCAATACTTGGCATAATTAAACCCCCTTGCATAAAAATCTAATGTTGTTTGTGCCGCTCGTTCTAAAATATAAGCCCTCTTCAATAAACACTTGCGTTGATGGCTCTTGCGTTGCAGAAGACACACCCTCGGCGATTGTTACAGCGTCGGACATATCCGATTTTGTAGCAATTTCGATTTTTCTATTACGACCGTAACTATTTAGCCATTGATCTTTTGTAGCATAAATAATTTCGTTTTGGTCAATGGAAAATCCGGTCGTATAATCAGGCATACGGACGAGCTTAAACCTGTTTTTATAAGGAATTTTACCGTTTACAATTTTAGCATAGCAGCTGAAACCGGTGGCCATATTTGTAGTTTTCCACCACCAGCCTTTTGGAATCGGGAAAATACTACCGCCGCATGGATTCGATATGCCGGCAAGATGTTCCATATACATAATGCGAATTGTGTTACTTTCATTAAAATTACTATCCGGGCAAATATCACAAGTTTTAATCGCTTGGCTGGTACGGTTATTATAAAGGCATAGGTAACCGTCGCCCAGGGTAAAGCTTGACGCAATGCCGTCTTGTATGCTTTCAGCCGTAGAAAAATCAGGCTGTTTTAAAAAGTCCGTATCTGGAACGGTTGAGGCATAAACAAGAGTTGAGCCTTTATAAATCTTGCCAATTTTAGTTTTGCCAAAATAAATATCCTCAATTTTTCCGTCGTGAAAAACTGAATAATCATAATCAGACGCAGAGCCGTTTGTTGATCCTGTAACCTTTTGCCCGGTAAATTCAATTCGGCCAAAATTTGGTCTGGCTGAGCCGTCGCCCAAAAGGGTACCGTCGCTTGTGGTTTGAAACCTTATGTATTTGCAATGCTTATTTTTGGGACTGCTAACCGTTAATGTATATTGTGCGTCTTGAGTAGCCGACGGGGGCGTTATACGTCCTATTTCAAAATAGTTTTCCCCGTCTATTGACCCAGTAACAAGAATAGGATTAAAAACGGTAACGTATTGTTGTCTTCGATTCGTAAATTTAATGGTATTAAGCTCTAACGTATCCGGCGAATAAAATTCAAGCCATTGTTGCGTGTCTCTCGTATTAGCTTCCCAGCAATCATCTTGATTTGTATTTGTCCCGTTAAAGGCTTTCCACGCATCATGGCCAGAATATTCAGAACTGGCACGAGCAGCGTATGAAGAGCTGCCAACGGTGCCGTTTTGGGTCAAATTAGGCATTGTCCAGCTGGCATACGTATATTTTTTATACTCTGTATAAATTTTGCTTCCGATATGAACTGTCATTTTTTACTCCGGGATAAAGTAGAATGTATCTGCATTCGGGCTTGAGGGCAAGCTTGAAACTACCTGTAACTTATTATTCATAACAGAAGTTATGCGACTGTTTACCCAAGCCGTCGTTGCAATTTTAGTAGAGGAATCGGCAGCGTCCGGTGGGGTAGGACAAGTCCCGTATCTACTCCCATCTTTTTCACAAATTATTTGTAAGCTTGCAACTCCGGCAGTACCATTATTTGCCGTAATTTGTGATAATACTCCATTGTCTGTATTCTTATAAACACCTATTTCTGAAATCCATTTATTATTTTTATCTGAAAAGAAAATACGCGTTGATTTTTGTTCAGCTGGAGCCGTTGTTACATCAATATCGGTATGTTTAAAACCAAAACGCGGACTATTTGATTGTACGGTTTTAACTCCGCTAAACGTTTCATCTCCGGAGCGGTGCAGAAGATTAAAATTTTGCGTCGGGTCAGCTGCTCGTCCTGCGGTCATAATTGCTTGGTTGTTATAGTTGGTAGACGCGGCAGGGTGCGGGGCAGTTGCCCTTATGCCGTTATTATCATCTCTGTTTATCTGAATTGAACCAAGGATAGAAGAGCCATCTTTAGACGCAGCATACATTTGCATACAATCTAGATTGTCATCAGATTTATAATTTCGCAAACCACCAAGCCTAGTTGAACCGTCAGAAGTATATTGAATTTCTGTACATGTGCCGCCTGCTTTTCCCAACTTTATCGGTGAAGCGCCGTTAAAAACTTTTGTCCCCGTAATTGTTTGATTTGAATCTTTATCAACGGCGTTAGCGATTCCGTTTTCGATTTTATTCATATTTTCGGCATTGACCGGCGTTCCGAGTTCGGTAACAGTGCCGAACGCGTCCATTAATGTTACTGTACTGTCTCCGTTATCTCTAACCGAATATGTACGCGGATTTTCAACGTTTTGATCTTTCCATTCTGTTTTTGTGTATGCCATTGTTTTACTCCAAAATTTCTTTATTCGAAAGGACGTTTAACCGGTATAAATACGTTGCCTGCTGCACATTATAACTTAAATTCGGTAAATCCTGTGCAAGCAAAACCCCGCTACTGTCATAGATTTTTATGCCGTTCAAAATATCGCTTGAACTCGTAAAAGACACATCAACGTATATGTCAACCATATAATTATTGAATACCTGTTTATTTTTTATGACAGCTTCCCGCTCCTGGTCGTTTACGATAAGTTTAACCCCGGATATTTTATTTAACATAAAATCAGCAATTGACTTTTGAAATGTCTTTGTAATCATATCGGATCAGTTCCCCCGTAAAACGTGCCGCAACGCCGGATAAGATAGGAAATAATTATTGTTTTATCATCAATAATAACGTCCATGCTGTCCAGCAAAAGGCTGCACAAAAAAGCCAGATGGGCTGGTTTAGCCTTTTCAATTGCCGCGATTAAATAATCTACCCTTAGTTTATTATCCAAACATAAAATTTCAAGCACATAATTTGACCAATCATACAAAATCTCGTAATCAGTTCCATAATTGATTTGAATTAAATTATTTAATCGGTCCCAAGTAAACGGAAGTTTTAAGTTTCGTTTATTCAGAATTTCAGCAACTCGTTCTTCGTCCGTCTTCGTATCATCTGGCACAATTCCGTAAAGCTCTTCGAACCGAGATATTAACTTAGTTGTAGTTATATGAACGTCATAACGCATTTGATACATTTGTTCGTGCAGCTCGTCAAGTTCAGGCTGTATAGCGTCAATAATATCTTTCAGCTGCTTAATTTCGTAGACAAAGCGGGGAATATCTGTGCGTAATTTACTCTTAATTTCCATATCAAGCCTCGTTTATCGTGATTGAACCAGCTCGCGCAACTTGAGTTTCTAAAAGGTTTATTGACACTTTGCCGCCGTTCATAGTGTAATTTGTAACATCTTCGACGCCTTGGCAGTTAAACAGCAAGTCAGACATTCGCAAGTATGACACCGTTAAATCTGCCGTATCAAGATATTGTTTCAATAATTCCGTAAATTCTGCTTTAACGGTTGTTGTGCTGCCGCTGCTATCAATTACACAATCCGCGACAATATCAACATCAACATAATCAACACTTGCAACTGTTACAGTCGCCCCGATAGGCGCATTGTCTTCGATATAATCGGAAACGCGCTGTAAAAGCTCTTCTGTAGGGTCAGTTTTATCCGGGGTAGAGATTAACACCTTGACAGTGCCGTTTCCGTTCCACAGCGGCAAAATAATAGCTTTGCCGACCCCGTCAACACTTTCAGCCCATAATTGATAATGCGCTTTGTTTCCTGAACTTGCCTCGGAGCGAATTTTGAACAAAATTCTTTCCCTATAATCGTCGTCGCTTTCCTTGTCCGTCCCGCCTGCGCCGTCGCCGGTAGCAACCGCAGAAGTCAGCCCGTAATAGCTGCCTACGAAATCAAAAACGGTCCCCTCGTCAACATTACCGTCTACACCGGGCGAATCGCATTTAAATGTTACGTCAACGAACCCCTCTTCTGGTATATTTTTATTTTCGGTGCAGGTAAAAACAAGATTGCTAAATGTAATTTTTACATCGGTCCCAACCATTTGGTTTGGATACCCCTCAACCCTAACCGGAACAGTCGCATACGTCGCTTGTTTACGGTCAAGCCCTACATCTGCCCCGCATAAATCAAGGTCGTCGCCGGTTGCGGTCGTTGCAAAAGCTCTATTCAAAAGAGTGTCAATCTGCGTTTCTTGAACAGCTGAAAACTCATAACCCACGGCCCCGATAATATCTTGGCCGAACGTTCCCTCGGTTTTATTTTCTTGAAGTTTTAGCCGTGCGTTCATATCCGCAACGTAATCATCTTTTAAACTCATTGCATAAGCTCCCGTGTCAAGGTTGTTGTCAATTTGCCGTAAACAGTCGTTACGGTTGCCTGAATATTCATAACGCTGCCGGTTTGATTAAAAATAAAGTCTGAAACGCTTAAAATATACGGGTTGCAGATTAGCGCCTCGGTAATAATTCGTTGCAGTTCTGATTTTCGAACATCTGAATTAACAAAGCGCGCAATCAGATTATTAAACTCGTTTCCGTATTCTGGCGTGTAGGCTAAATATGCAAACAACTCCGTTTCCGGGTGTAATGCTTTCCAAATCCATATTTCCAGCGCGTCATTTTTAAAAACCAGATAGGGCATTTTATTTTTAAGCTTTAATTCCTTTTTTTCGTAATCATACGCCCACTCGGCAAAAATAGGCAGAGTATCGGCGCTTATTGCTACATCCGGCTGTATATTATCATCAATAGTTAAATTTTGCGGAATAAAAGGAAAATCATTCGTTGCCATTTGTGCCCTCTCCCTCTGTTTTAACAACCATTGATATTTTTGACAATACGATTATTTTATTTTCTCCGATTTTCTGAACTGCGACTAAATCGCCAACGTGCAGAATAAATCTATTCTGCCATTGTTTGAAATAATTATAAAATTCTTTGATAAAATCAGGTATTGTGCCGGAAATTGTAGCGGTATAGTCTGCATTTGGCGTACCTTGAGCAATCCACGGTTGCGGGGCCATTCCCTGAATGTTTTGTTGTCCTGCCATAGCTCCATCAACATCAAGGTTTACGTTTTCATCAAGCAATAATTCATTACAATACAGGGTGTCGTTTTCAATACTAAAATCAATCTCGCGAAAACGTACCGTTAACGGTTTAAGGCTCCGTACAATGCCGACGTTGGCTAATGCCCTAGATTTAAGCATTTTCCGGTTTTGCTCCGTTATCATTTTATACAGCTGGGTTTCCCAGCGTTCCCCTTTAGCCATTATAAGCAACTCCCAAGCGTGTTTCGTGGACGTTATCAAACCAAGTATGCTCGTCGTTGATAATAAAAAATTTACCAACAAAGCCCGTTTTTGGCTCTGCAATTAAAACGTTTTTCCCGGTGATACATTTTACATCGCCGTTTATGATTATACTCCCCGTTTTATCAACTCCGTGCAGCTCCGGCAAAATTAAAACGTCGTCTTCCGTGTAACGTTCCGTTTCTACTTCCTGAAACAATCCGAATTTCTGTAAATCAGCTTGATTCATTTTAGTTGTCAAAACAGAACCCTCGTCATCAACAATAACAATGCGGTTTATCATCTGTTCAATATTTTCCGAATACTCGGCCTCGCGTATATTAGTGTCGCTGCTTAAATTAGCCACGGTTAAAATATCGCTAGGCAAGTCTAAATAAACGTTTGAACCGAGCGCGCGGATATTATAAACCGGCAAGTCTAAATCTTTCCGTATCGATTTGGCCAAAACTTCATAATATGTTAAATCACCGGTAGCAATGATTTGTTGGTTTGTGTGGCCGAACGTAATTAAACTTGTCAAACCGAAGACATTGCAGACTTGCGCGCATATCTGGGTTGCTGTTCCTACATAGCGCCCCGAGGCAGTGCTGCGCAATAAATTATTTAATAAATCATAACAATCAACTTCGTATTTTTTAGTCGTGGTGTTATAATTCGTTATGTATGCCATACCCTGAAACAATAAATTATTGTTATCGTCATACATCGTTATTTTATCGCCTACGCGTGTGCTTTCTTCCATAGGTAGATATACGAACGAAAGCGTACGGGCTGCCTGCTGATAATCACCGCCCCAACGAATATACGTTTTTGTTAAAATTTCCTTGCCGTTCCGGTAAATTCTCATCGTCGCGCCTCATAGTTTTAAAATCTGGCCGGCAATATCGCTGTCAATAGTCAAACCGTTCTTTTCTGCAATAGCTGTCCAGTTCGCACTATCGCCGGTGTATTTAGTCGCAATTGAATATAAATCATCGCTTGATTTGGCCAAAACCGTATCAGCTAATGCACGAACAGACGAACGAGAAGTTAAACCGCTGGCAAGAATTGATAAAACGGAATTAACAGCCGTGCTGGTTGTCGGGTCGCGGTGTTCGATAAAGTCCAGCTGGTAAAAAATTATTTCGCAGCTTTCCCGAACAACCGGCTCGAATCTCTGAATCTTCATCAACTCGTTAAAGTAATCCGAAATGACTACACGGATAAGGTCTTTTTTTTCCTGCCAAGTTTTAATTTTACTTATCGCCGATTGCCGTGTGATGATATTATTGATTGCTCCGGTGATTAAATTCGTATATGTCGTATCAGTATTAGCCAAAGCGTCATCATTTAAAAAAATGCTGTTAATCGTCAATGTCTTGCAACGACGGTCTCCGATTATTGCTACTTCCCCGAAATCAATTACATTATGCTGCGTCAAATTCATTTCAGCCGGCAGCGCAATTTCATTCGGATTTATCGGCAGCGTTAAAATTTCGCCCCGCGTCTGATTGTGAAAATAAACTGTCATACGCTTAGCCATTTTTAGAAACTCCCCGTATTACTGAAAGCCATTTGTAACTGTTTTGTGAGGCTCTGCCCGATTTTTTCAATGTCCGCCTCTTCTCGAACTGTGCCGTTTAAAGTAAAGTTATTGGTCATATTCGTAGTATTATTTGTCGTATTTTGCGTTGGCCTCTGCATTGCTGATATTTTCGCAATATCTTTTCCATAACGAGATTGATCTGAAAATGCGCCAGCAATTCGATTAACAAAGCCCTGTACTTGCTTGTCAATAGGCTCTTTGGCCTGAACGTCTTTAAATCTGTCCTCAATTGTTTGGCCATAAGCGAATTTATCGGCTTTGATTGACAAAATCCGGTCTTCGATTGTTTCCCCCGGCATAAGAGGTTTTACGGTCGGTTTAATTTCTTTCGGGGCATAATCACCCGACCAAGCCCCGCCGATTGATTCCCAAAATCCTCTGCCATCTGAACCGCTGTTAAACATATTTGTTAAAATTTCGCTGGTCTTTTCAGCAATTTTATATAAAGCAGTCAACCCAGCCACAATTTTAGTTATCGTGAAAATTACCGGGTGTTTTTCAATAACTGTTAATGCCGTTGCAATTGAGCCAAGCGCGCCGACTACGGTCGGGGCGACGATTGCAATGCCGCCGGCGGTCAAAATATAATCTTGCGTTGAATCGTCCAAAGAATCAAACTTATCAACTAAAACAATAAGTTTTTCGATGATATTTGAAACGTGCGGCAATAGCTTTGTTCCGAGCTTAATTCCAAGAAGTTCGACATTATCGATTAAAGTTGATAAACGGCCCGACGCTGTTTTACTCTGTTTTTCCATTAAACCGTAGAATTTTCCGCCTGCCGATGTAGCTTTCATCATCGCTTTTTCTACCTGCTCGAACGAGATTTTGCCCTTGCTCATTCTATCCTTTAACCGCGACATAGATATACCGGTTTGTTCCGATATAATTTTAAGCGGGTTAAAACCGGCGTTAACCATTTGCAAAAGGTCTTGCCCCATCAATTTACCGGACGCTTGAACCTGCGCAAAGGCCAACGCCAAGCTGTCAAACCTTTGTTTGTTTCCGCCGGCTAAATCGCCAAGCATACGCAGCGCAGGAATAATTTTTTCGGCACTATAACCGAAGTTTAAGAGCAATTTCGCATTATCGGTTAAACCTCTCGTTTCAAGCGGGGTTTCTGCTGCCAACTTCTGAATATCAGCCACCATTTTTTGGGCTTTATCTGCACTGCCGAGCAGCGTTTCAAAAACCGAAAGCGTGTTCTCCATATCCATAGCAAGCTTAACCATTGCCCCGCCTGCTGCAATAAGCGGCAGCGCGATTCTCGTTTGCCCCCACTGTCCTACATCTTTCGCAATTTTCCCGAACTTTTCCAAAGAAAACGAGGTTTTTTTCGTTTTCTTATCAAAGTTATCCATACCGGCAGCCATTTTAACCAGCTTGCCGCTTACTTCATCGCGTAATCGTAAAACATCTTCAAAGGTTGCCATTGCCTTTTTTCTCCCACCAAAACAAAGCGCTGGCCAAATAAAAATCGCGCTCAACCGGTTTTAAAGATAATACCTTGTTCGGGTCAATCCCCCGTTCAAGGTAATAGGACGCCAAAAACAAATTGACGTCCGTTTTAATCAGTTTTTTAGTTCGTCCACGGGGTCATCGTCTTTTTTAGGCGTTGACATTCCGTTGATCTCGTAAATTTTCAAAATAATATCTGCAATATCATCGGGTTTAAACAGGTATTCGATAATATCATAATAAGACTGGATTAAACCCTTTTCTTTTGCAGGGACTGCAATTTTTTTTAAGTCCATACAAGAATAAATAGTTTTAATCATTTCAGGCGTCAGCATATCGCCGATTGTAACCTTTTTAATTCGCTGGGAATAAATCAGGTCGCGGCGCTCGCTATGCGTTAACGTTCTGATCTCCATATCTTCATCAAGGCTTTTAATGTGAACGATATGTTTTTCTTCTGGCCGGTTTTTTTCGGCCTCAATCACTTTTAAATATTTTTCAATATCCATACTAAGCCTCGTTAAAAACTTGGTCGTTTACCTGAACTTTTGACGGCGGGAAAGCAAAATTTAAATCCTTTTCGATAATTTCGCCTTTCGTCATAGCCAAAAACGGGACTTCATCAAAAGAAACCTCGTTAATGGTATAGCCCTCTTGCTGGCCGTTTGCAGCTCCCGGGTCTTTCAAGTTCGTTTCAATTACGAAATGCGGCTCTTCACCCTTAGCCAGGTATTTTTGTAAAATACTGGCACAAGTCGAATAAACCTCTTGAATGGTTGCTGTTCCCGTTCCTTGATGTGAAACTTTGGTACGTTTCAGGTCAAGCCCCTCGTAATATTCTGCATAGTTATTTTGGACACTGGCGGTAATTGAAGAGAATTTTGCAACCTCTTCCCCGTCAAGCCAAACCTTGCCCCAAGTGCCGACCAGCGGCGCGCGTTCTCCTGCCATAGTTTAAGCCTCCTCAAATAAATTAAAGTCAAGGTCAAGGTCTTCCATAACATCAGTAGGCGCACAAGAGCCGTCAAGCCCTACATACGAACCGGTGTTATATTGTAAAACCTGCTGTGTTGTCATATCTGCCGTGCTTATGCCCTGCCCCTCAAGATATGCCTTATTTTTGTCGTACGAAACGGACACTTTATTAGTCATATTCTCGTCAAGCAGTTCCGGCGTCAAGCCCTGCAAATAAGAGTTGATTGCTCCGCAGAAACGAACTTTATTCGCATAATCGTTAACATATTTGCCAACATAGCTATCGCGGAAAGTTGTTACAATATCCTCGGCTATAAGGTCAAGAGTTGAAACAATGCGGATTTTCTGAAAATCAGCCGTTACGCCGTCGGTCAATGTCGTCAAACTGTTAACTGCACGGCCGAGCTTATACTCGCCATTTTTAAACAGCGGAATCAAATGCCCTGCGTCGGCTGCAGCGTCCGGATCTTCCAAAATATCGCAAGACACGATTTCATCAAGCTTGGTATAAGTTGCCGAAATCGTATCAGACAAGCCCGCCAAAATGCCCGCAATACGGCAGGTATATTCTGCGCCTGTATAAGATTCTTCTGTGCCGGTAAAGTTCAATTTAAGATTTTCGCAGCCGTCAAGTTCAATAATGCGTTGGCTGTCTGCCTCGGTATCCGGCTTGTAAAAAATAGCCTTTCCGAATGCGTCAAGACTTTTCCGCGCTTTCTCCAAATAATCCTTAATTGCTGTTATACCGGCAGCGTCAGCCGCAGGCATAGCCAGATAATTAAAACGTAACTTTTTAAGCAACGCTACAGTGTCCGCAATTTCTTCCTGCTGTTTAATCAGGATTACTTTATACGGACCGCCCAAAAAGCACATCTGTAAAAGTTTATAAGTTTTAGCGTCAACTTCATCAGTCTTTACGTCGGAAAATGTCGCATAAGTTTTAACATTTTCCGATAGCGTTTCATCATTCAGAACAAGCGCGGCAATTCCCTGCTGGGAGCGGGTAATTGCTGTAACGGCTTTTCTGTGAAATTCAATGACGAAACTCGGCTGTCCTTGTCCTGCCATTTCAATCCTCACTTTCAAAAGTTAAATCCAAGGTTCCCATTTTTTCAGCGTTATCGTACGCAATTTTATCGACAGTGTCAACTTGGTAATTCGCGGAAAATGAAATTTGCAAATAACCGTCAACAATCCGATGTTCAAAATCATCATTCGGCGTAATAATATAGCTTTTTTCACGCCGTTTATACTGCAAGCCTTTTTTTAACGGCTCTATGATTGAATCGGCGAACTCGTAAAGCTCCAAATCGTCGGTTTCCGCGGCGTACGCAAATTCAATTACAATTTCGGCGTGTATATCTGCATAAAAGTTTTGGTCTGCTGTGCTGCTCGTAAAAAGCGGGAAATACACCACCATAAACGGATATTCAACCGAACGAACGCGGCCGAAAAATATTTTAACGTCTTTTTCCTGAAAACGCAAATTTCCAAGAGTACGACTAATTGCTTGTGCAAGTTCTACCGGATCACTCACTTTATAACCCCCCGTAATAAATCAGTCATAACAGGCTTTATTTTGGATTGTGTCTTTTTAATGCTGATTAAGCCAACAAACCGCCCCCGCGTTTTCTTTCCGGTATCTCTGCCTGTCCTGGTAACAATGCGGTGTCCATATTCCAAATGGCTCGCATATTCGGCCTCGTTTATACATTTAACAGACGTGTCCAAACCGGATTTTTCAACTTCTGCCGTCCAGCTCCGCCGATAGTTTCCGGTTTTAACGAGATTCTGCGCAGATGTTTCTTTTTTAGCCTCGGCCACAAAGGTTTTAGCCGCAGTATCGCCCACATCTTCAAAAATAGCCGATACTGCGCTTTTTCTTTCCAAATAAACCTTTTTTGCATCCTTAAACTTCACGTGCAGCCTCCGCGATAGGCTCAAACGAGCATTGTGTTTGAGCTGTCATTGTGTAAATTTTGGTTTGTCCTGCATAAAGTTCTAAATTTTCGCCGGCAGCCGTTTTAATAATGATTTTATCGTTAATCTGCAAACGGTATCGGGGCGAATAAAATAAAACAAAGTCTTTATTTACAGCCGTCGCCTGCTCTTTGATATAAATTTGATGTAGCCTATTATTAACGGACAAATGGCATTTTATACCGGTATAAACCTCGGTCAATTCGTTCTTGCTGTAGCCGCTATTCCCTGCAACAACCTGTTGCCTATATACTGCGGCGGTATCATTCCAAAATATTCGTGGTGTCATTTTCTTTCGATTCCTCTACTCCTAAAATTTTACGCCAACGCTGCAAAAGATTTTTTTCATCAAAGGCATTGTCCGAGGCTGAATAAGTAATGGACATATCCAATTCCTTGTAGCTCGTAACCTTTTGCGCATTTAACCCGTTTTCAAGATAATTTGCAGCAATACGGGCAACAACCCGCTCCATACAAAGCGGTATATCGTCGCGGTTGCAATATGCCAAACATTCATCAATTACAACATCAACTTCAAAATCTTGAGTTTCTGAAAGTTCGTCAATAGCATTTAAGATTTTGACGTAACCTTTTATTCTCTCTCGCTGTTCTTCTGTAACCATTTAAAAACCTCTTGCCCTTATTTTATGCAGAATAAAAAAAAAGACAATACAAAAAAAGACGGCAGCTAAAAACTGCCGTCCGAAACTTAATGAACTTCAGGTAATTATAATAATAAACATACAGCGGAGAATATGAAAAAATAATCAGTAACCGTTTTTATGCAAAATCAATTTAAAATCTTTTCAATGTCTTTTTCAAGATTTTTCTTTGCATTATCCCCACCGTTGCCCGATTCCTGCTTTTCAGGGTCGTTCTCCGGTTTGGCATTCTGATTATTTGCGGAGGCTCCGGCAGTTTGAGAGCTGCCACCGTTGCCCGATTCCTGCTTTTTTGCTCGTGCAGGCTTTACAACTGCATAGCCTTTACTTTCATAAATTCCACGGTCTTTATCTTCAACCGTTACGATTTTATTCAGTCTTCTCATTACTACCATTTTAAGCCCTTTCATTTAAAAATTTACGCTTAGTCTGCACTGTACGCCGTAGCGTCTTTAGATACAAATACGCTGTCAACCTTTCCGGTCAAGCCGTTCGGGAAAACGAATGTATCCCACAAAGAACGGTTTTGGTAAAGGTCGCCGTCGCCCTCGGTATGCGAACCGCGCGGGAAGTAATAGATTGAGCTAATCTTCGGAACGGTGTGTACCATATCTAAAGCCGCAAACAAAACGTTAATTGCCTTTGAAGTGCTGGCTACAGGTGCAAAGCCCTCGGTAAAGCTAAAACTATCATAGAAACGATCAGTTGCCAGAACTTCGATAAGCGGAACGCCGTTAAGTTTTGCAACGCGGGTTTCAATAGACATCGGGCCGGAAAGATTAACGATTTCAACCGTTTTAGACAATTCCGTTGACTGCGCGATTAAGTCCATAATTTCGGTGCGAACATAACCGACAACCGTTCCGCGCTGGCGGTAAAGTTTCAGATTTGTTTTGCCCAAAAGTCCTACAAGTTTAGTATAAACGTTTGCAGCCGTCCAAGTAGACAAATTAGCCTCTTCGCTCAAGCCAGCAGTCGCCGCAGCCGACGCAATTTTAGAAAACGTATATGCGTCAATTTCCGGAATCTGATTGTCGTTTACAAACGAACGTGTAACGTTCATCATTGCGGCAGTCTGCGCGGTTTCGTCAACATCGGCAGCGTCAACCAAAAACGAAATATCGCGGTCGTGTTCAACCGTAAATTCGTGGTCTTTCTGGGTGATTGTTCCTTTATTCCAGCCGCCCTGCCGACTATGGTCTTTATAGCCGGATGTATTCATCTGGGTAAAGTGAAAAGTCTTTGCTCCGAGCCACTGTACATTGCTTTCAATAAACGGAGATGTAAGCGCCCCCTGCTGAATGGCCTCTAAAATCTGGCCTGAATATTTTTCAGCATAATTCATTGTGTGTGCCATTTTTAAAAATCCTTATTTTTTGGGTTGAAAATTGAATCGATTACGTGTCTGAATAAACGGGTTATTATCACCGCCCGTTTTTTCGATATTCGATCCGCCTTTGGGTGTGTGGGCATTTATGCGTTTGTTAACCTCTTCCAAAACAGCGTCATCGAAAGCCTTTTTAAAATTCTGCATTTCAGCCTTGGCAATTGAAAGCTCCATACCGGCAAACAGTTTTTGCGAAATTTTAGCATTGATTCCGCTTTCCTTAAAAAGCTTATCGATTGCGTCAGTATGTTCGCGCTCCTGTTTTTCCTTTTTCAGGCTTTCCAGCTCTGCCTTGAGCTTGTCCTCTTCGTGTTGTTTCAGCTGCTCCGCGGTCATCTTCGCCTTTTTTTCAACTTCGTCAAGATCAAGCTTGTGTTTGCTGTTCAGCTCCTGCAATTCTTTTGAGTGCTTATCATTAACAGCCTTTAATCGCTGCGAAATAAGCTCGTCAATTTTCTTTTGCTGTTCTGCGGTAAATTTAATTTCAGCGTTTTCGTTTCCGTCTGCGCCTGCATTCTCATTTCCGCTATTGTTCTGGTTTACGTTTTCATCAGTCATAAAAAACCCCCTATAATTTCCGTTTACGCTCGTCAGCTGCCCTTATGTTGCGTTAAAAAAAATTTTTAGTCAAGCCCATATTTACGATAAAGAGCTTTAATATTTATCACGGGGGCGGTCGTAGAGCGACAGTTCGGGTGCATAGGCGGATAATTTACCCCAACAACGGCGTCTTTGATTTTATGGATTGTTCCGTTTTCCTCGGTGCAAATTGCAGATGTGCGGTCGTCTAAATGCGCCAAAAATTCGTATTCGCTACAATCCGTTTCTTTGTAAAATTCTTTTGCTGCCTGCTCGTGGGTGTGAGTTGATTCTGTCCGGACAAGCCGCATTGCATTATATGTTGAAGTCTGAAATTTATTTTTAATCTCACGGGCCGTTTTATCAAGAGCGCGCCCTTGAATTATATCGCGTTTTAAAATCTTATCAAGAGCAACCCCGAGCGCAGCTCTATCTTTCCAAATCCGCTCCGACCAATTCATTGAGCCCGTCCAAGTCTGATTTGCTAAGGCTTTAATTGTGGCCCGTGATATAGCGTGCATAGTGATTTTATATTTTTGCTCTGCCGCCTTTTTAAAAACATTATAGCCGATTTTTCCTGATTGATACAACGTTTCGTCCAATTCAAGACTTTGCTGCCGCGTCATATCAGATAATTTTATTTGCAGATCTGCGCGTAATTGCTGCAACCGGTCAATTTGATAAAGTTTTGCGTCTTCCCGATAGAGCTGTTTTAAATACTCGTCGCGGGTTTCATATTCAGAAGTTTTTTTTAACCGATTTAACAAAACAGTGCGCTGCCTGCTGGTTAAACGCTCGTCAATATTTTCAAGGTCAAAATCATCAATCTGTTTATTGATTTCTTTTATACTTGAGTTTAACAAACTATTCAGGCGCAGAAACGAGCTTTTTTCAATCTTGTCAAGCTGCTCCCGGCTTTCCCGCGCTCGTTCCTGCCAGTATCCCATTATTCGTCCTCGTCAGAATTTTCCGGGGTTTCATTATATGCAGCAAAGGCGGCCGCCTCTGCCTCTTTTTCCTTTGCCAGCTCTTCAATTTCCAAATCCACATCATTAACAAACGGAATCTGCTCCAGCAAGGTGCGCGTTGAAACAAGCCCCTGCAATTTATAGGCTGCGTCAATAATGTCCATTTCGTTTTGCGGCAGGTTTTTATAAAAAATGAAGTCAATTTTTTGCGAAATATCGTAAATCGTTCTATTTTCCGCCAACGAAATAATCTGCAAGAGCAATTTAATACGTTGATAGAGCGCGCGCCGGAAATAACGAGCCTTTGTTACGCGACACTGTTCGATTCCCCAAAGCTTATACTGCATAGCAACACCGGATTGCTGGCCGCTGAATTTATCATCGGTTAAATCGGGCGTTTTTGAAATTTGGTAAATCAGATCTAAGTTTTGGTCAATATGATGTTTTACGGCGTCAATATTAACATTTTTAACGACAAATTCCATTTTAGCGTCGCTCGGCAGCTTTGCAACCTTGTTTTTATTTATAGCGTCAATCTCTTTTTCATCGGTTGCCATTGCCCCGTAAATTGCCAAAATAGCGTTGGCAATACTTTGCAGGTCGTCAGTTTCATTCGAAAAAGTCAAGGCCAAAGCGTCAAGCTGATCCTGAACTGGCTCATAATCGCCGATTTCATCATAATTATTTTTGAAAATAACAACCGGTATATCTTTAAACTGGTGGTCTATCGGCTCTTTGAGTTCAACGGCTGCCCCGTTAAGGTCAAACGGAATAATTTGGTCTTTGCTGTAAACATAGCCTTTCCACCTGATAACGCCCCGAATTTCAGCACTCGGATACATATTGATTACGCAAACCGGTCTATGCAGAACGCTATTGTCTGTAACCAAAAATGTTTCTTCCGGGTCTAATTTTGTAAATCTTAATTTTTTCTTAATATCAGGAGACGATATTGCGTCATCAATCATCACGACTTCAAACGCTATGCCGTAGCAAGACATATCGTTAGCAATCGCGTAGTTTTCTTCTGGCTCAAAGTTATTCGCAAAAATTTCGGTTAATGTGTCCTTAAACTCGTTCGGCTCGGTTATATTTCCGTCAGCATTAACTTTTTCTTTCCAGTCATACTCTACCCCTCGGCCCAAAAAATACCCCGTCTGTACGTCGGTAATATACGAGGCAACGCCGATGTGTATGCTATAATTCGGGCGGTTTTTGGCCGCGCCTTTTTTAACGATAGGATTTTTATTATCGTAATACTGCCCTAATTTCCGCAAGCGTGGCTGCTGCTCCGGCGCATTTTTAAAGGTTGCAATCCAGTCTTGAACATTCCCAGCCGTTAAATCTGTGTTTTCCGAAATTATCATAAATTTAGCCCCTCGATTGAAATAATCTTGTCAATGTCGCAAATTTCCGAGTGTATAGCATAGCGAACCGCGTCCAATGTATCATCATTTTTTTTAATCGGCTCGTCTTTCTTCTCGTCCCATACATACGAATATATCTCTTTTTCGAAATTGACAAGCCCCTTTCTGTATGCGAAGAAATGTTTACTTTTAATCAGGCGCGCAACGTCGCTTATTCCCTCTAAAACATTCTTATTCGCATTAGTGGCCAGCAATCCGGCATTTTGGAACTTCTGAACATACTCGGGGCGGGCGGAATCGCAGTAAAAAACTATATTACCAAAGATTTCAACGATTTTCTTCGCCTTAGGCAGCCAAAAGGAATCAACATCTTCGTGCTGCGCAGCAATTTCCAAAATCAAATAAAAATCATTTCCGGCTTGGCCGAAGACAACGATTGAGCCAAAATGTTCGTATCCCCAGTCAACGCCAGCAAAAAATTTATCAAAGCTTATGCCTTGCAAATTGTCAACAATATGCTGCTTTGCGTCAAAGTCTTTATAAACGACACCCTCGGGCGTTACCCACAAGCCCAAAATATTGCGGTCGTAAAACATACCGGTAGGCGTGGTTTTCTTGATATTTTCAACATACTTCGGATCAAGGAAAGTATTATCGTCAAGCTTGAAATGATAGGCCGCAATGTATTT